CGACGAGTACGCAATGATGATGGGCTTATTCACCAAGAATTGCGTTAAGAAGGTCGTTAGCGATTTTAAGATGATGGGCAACGCTGCCTTTCAGGTTATTTACAACCAAGACCACTCAAAGGTTGTGGGGATTGAGCATATCCCAGTCGAGACCTTGCGTGCTGAAAAGTGCAACGAGGAAGGTTTTATCCCTGCTTATTACTACGCAAAGAATTGGGATAGGGTAGCACAACGCAAGGAAGTTCCGGTACGCATTGATGCTTACGGAATGTCCAAGGCGGGTATCGAGATTCTGTACATTAAACCGTACAAAGCAGGATACTACTACTACGCCCCAACGGACTACCAAGGTTCCTTGCCTTACGCAGAGCTGGAGGAAGAGGTAGCGAATTACCATATCAGCAACATTAAGAACGGACTTGCTCCGTCTATGCTGATTAACTTTAATAACGGAACACCTACCGAAGACGAGCAGAGCTTAATTGAGGCACGTATTGCCGATAAGTTTTCCGGTAGCTCGAATGCTGGCCGTTTTATCTTGGCGTTTAACGATAACAAGGAACTCGCAGCAACAATCGAACCCGTACAATTATCCGACGCAAGCGAGCAGTACCAATTCCTTTCCTCGGAATGTACGCAAAAGATTATGGTAGGTCACCGGGTCACAAGCCCGATGCTTTTGGGCATTAAGGATAGCAGCGGACTTGGTAATAATGCCGACGAGTTGAAGACGGCTTCTATCTTGTTTGATAACGTGGTTATTAGACCATTACAAGAGATTATCCTCGATGCAATAGAGCAAGTGCTATCTTTCAACGGGGCGGCCTTAAATATCTATTTTAAGACGTTACAGCCGTTGGAGTTCAAAGAGGAAATTGTTGCTCCTTCCGAGGTGGTGGAGGAATCTACCGGAGTGGAGGATAGCGGTATTGCAATGTCCGCCGACGTGAGCGACGAAGTTCTTAACGGAATGTTCGATGCGTTGAACGAGTTTGGCGAAGACGAGGACTTGGACGAATGGGAATTGGTGGACGAACGCCCCGTTGACTACGAGCAAGAGGAGTATTTGGATTCAATCTTAAAGTTCGCCAAGACCGGTGAGGCGTTTCCCAACGCAAAGAGTGAGCAAGACGGAGTAACCAAAGACGGACGCAAGTACAAGATTCGTTATTCCTATGCCCCTGGCACAACCAAGACCAATAGCCGTGAGTTTTGCAAGCTGATGGTAAACGCAAAGAAGGTGTACCGCAAGGAGGATATTATGCGTATGCGCAAGCAGGAAGTTAACGCAGGATTCGGGCCTCGTGGCGCAGCAACATACGATATATGGCTCTACAAAGGAGGCGCACGTTGTCATCACTTCTGGATGCGTAAGACCTACCTGGCAAAAGCCGAAGGCGTAACTCCTGACGCTAAAAACCCGAATGCCGACGTATCGGTAAACCAAGCTCGTAAGGCAGGCGTAAAGCCAGAGACGAATAACCCAAAGGTTGCAAAGCGTCCGGTAGATATGCCCCACCAAGGATTCTTAAAACCTCGTAAATAATGGCCACGGCTCTTTTTATCAAACGTGAGGATATTGTACGCAATACGGTTATTTCCGGCAACGTCGATACGGATAAGTTTATCCAGTTCATCAAGATTGCCCAAGAGATTCATATTCAGAATTACACGGGAACCAAGCTGTACGATAAGATTTCCTCGGATATTATCGCTAACACCCTTTCAGGTAATTACCTATCCCTTGTAACGGATTACGTGCAGCCAATGCTTATCCACTTTGCAATGGTTGAGTATTTGCCGTTTGCTGCTTACACGGTAGCCAACGGAGGTGTGTACAAGCATACGAGCGAGAACGCAACAAACGCAGAGAAAATCGAAATTGATTATTTAGTTGAAAAGGAACGCACGATAGCAAAATACTACACGGAGCGTTTTATCGACTATATGAGCTTCAACCAATCCTTGTTCCCAGAGTACAATGAAAACGTCAACGAAGACATCTACCCAGACCGAGATTCCCGCCCGGCCTCGTGGGTGCTATAAGGTAAAGAGCGAGAATCTAATTAAATTAAAAAAGTACCTGGAAAATGGCAAATAGCATCGGGTGGGGTAATATCTACTGCTCCTCTAATTGGGGAGATGAGGACTACAATACGAGGGCAATAGGTGACGTACCTACTTGCTTTGGTAACGCATACATTTATGCGGATGCGTATGTTGCCCGTGTTGCCGCTGATAGCGGAACCACCGAAGGGTACGAGTGTTTAGTTGTTGCAATTGATAAATTAAACTTTAACTAATGTCAAGTTTCTACGATGATGCCAGTTTGGTAGTAATTCCAAGCGGCTATAAGACAAGCAAGGTATATGCCGAGAAACCGACAGACGGAAGCGGTGATTTGGCCTTCACCCGCACAGGCGATACGGCTACCCGTGTAAATTCTGCGGGAATTATTGAGAAGGTGCGAACTAATATAAATACATACAGCGAGCAGTTAGATAATGCAGCTTGGACTAAACAATCCACAACGGTAACCGCAAACGCTACCACAGCACCTAACAACACATTAACTGCTGATAAGTTAATTGCAACGGGCACCACGGCGTTTCACGGTATATTTAATGTCAACGCAACTTTAAGTAGTCTTCACACATTTAGTTTTTATGCTAAAAAAGCAGAGTATAATTTTGTTACTGCTCTTGACCAATTTAGCGGAAGATTTCTTGCCTCTTTTAATTTAGATACTGGAGTAGTATCAAGTGGAAGCGGAGCGAGTATTCAATCAGTAGGCAATGGTTGGTATCGTTGTGCGATTTCGTTTGATGGTGCAGCAAGTGCTGTTGTTGCTACTTTAGCCCCAAGCCCTTCTAGTGCTTCAGTTAACTATTTAGGCGATGGAACAAGCGGTATATTCGTTTGGGGAGTACAGCTTGAAACGGGCGACATCGCAACAGACTACATCCCCACCACCACCGCAGCGGTAAGTGTTGGCCCAGTTGCTAACGTACCCCGCCTGGACTATTTAGGTAGTACCTGCCCACGTTTAAATTTGGAACCGCAGCGGGTAAATTTGCAATTAAACAGCGAGAGTTTTGACAACGCAACTTGGACAAAGACCTATAGCGTAGTAACTGCAAATCAAATCGCTTCTCCAGACGGATATGTTAATGCAGATAAGTTAGATGAAACCACTGCAAACAACATACACCAGCTTGAATCGTCAAGAACTGTAACAGTAGCCGCCTACACAATGAGCGTTTTCGCTAAAAAAGGAGAGCGAAACTTTGTTCGGTTGTACGAGGATACCACATCAAACAGTGCTTACTTTAACTTAAATACTGGTGCTGTTGGTACTGTTAGCGGCGCTACCGCAACAGCCAAGATTGAGGACTATGGTAATGGTTGGTATCGTTGTTCGTTGACATATACTGAAACTGGTACTTTTGGTCGCTATCGTATTGTTGTTGCAAAGCAAGATAATGAAACTTCATACGCTGGCACGGCTGGATATGGCATTTACATCTACGGAGCCCAGTACGAACTTGGCGCCTACGCCACCTCTTACATTCCAACGCTTTCAGCATCCGCAACCCGTGGGGCAGACGCTTGCTCAAAGACGGGGATAAGCTCACTAATTGGGCAGACGGAGGGGACTTTGTTTGTTGATTTTACCCTTAACGGATTGGCTGACTACGGAACGCCTATAAGCGTAAATGACGGAGCCACAACTAATTATGTTTGGCTAACTATTTTTGAAAATGGAAATTTAAGGGGTGAACTTTACAATGGTGCCGCCCAAGCGAGTATTAGTTATTCGGGTGCGGTTAATGGTGGCCGTTACAAAATGGCGTTCGGCTACAAAACCAACGACTTTGCACTTTATGTAAATGGCGCACTTGTGGGAACTGATTTAACGGGTACTACTTTTAGCGGAACTACTTTGAGCCGAGTTGATACTAACCTCACGAATGCGGCAGTATATTCCACCGCTTCGGAATCAATCAACCAAGCCCTTGTATTCAAGACCCGCCTAACAAACGCCGAACTGGCAGAACTCACAACGTTATGATATTCCGTAAGTACGCCTTTGCTGATTGGGCAACAGCCAAAGCAGCAATACAAGTAGAAGTAACAACACCCGAAGGGGTAGAACTCGTCTGGAATCAAGACCTCGTTGCCTGCGTTGTGGAAATAGGCCACCTATGTACGCAATGGGGAACCGATGCCGAGGGCTTACCCGTATGCGAAGCAACAGACCCGCTCTATGCCGTTGACATCGTGTGGCAGGAATCGGCTCTTGCTGCTTACGATAGTGCGTTGGTATGGCCAAACCCAGTCGGAGTTAATTCTTTT